TAAAAAAGTTGTCGGTAGAGCTGTCGTAAACGATGATGGCCGAATCTGTTGGGTAGAACGTAGAGGTGCTGTTGCCGTCAATTGTTGATCCGGCAAAGGGTAAAATTGTTAGGGCTCCCGTGCCGTTGTTGCGGACCATGATAAACCAGCCAGGCTCAATCGTTGCCGGGTCCGGCAGGTTAAACGACCCCGCGCCGCTGGTCCAAACGTATGCCAGCGCCCTGCTGTCCTCGTCCAGAGTTGGCGCCACAGACACCTCCACGACGTCCGTCGAGGTCTCTAGCTTTCCGGCCATGGTCGTTAATCCGCTGCCAACAAGGGATGCGGCGTCTGCGATTGACGTTCCGGCACCGTACGTGAAGTTTCTAAAAACTCCCGCCACGGTGCTGTTGTCGACCAGGTAAAAGTATCTTGCCGTTCCTGGCAGGATGGTGACGTCGTTGGCTCCGGTGTAATCCGAAACAACGAAACTTTCTATGCCTCGGTTGCGAAAAAGAATATCCGTCCCGACTGAGGCCTGGTTTGCCGGCGGTAGCCTGATTGATGTCCCGGCCGTGTTCGCAATACAGTCAATGATTCGGGCAGCGACAACAGTGGTCCCGCCAGGAAGCGTGCTCTCCGGCCAAGAAAGTTGTTGGCTTGTTGAGAACGTCAGCGACAGGTAGCTTACGTCGGTCGGTTGTACGACGTCGCCGGTGAACGGGGATACGAACGTCGTCATTAGGGCTCCATGACGTTGGTGTTGCGGTCAATGTTTCTGCTGGCGTTTTCTGCCTTGAGTGCTTGCATGGCGTTATCGTACATTCCGCGCCAGAGCTGCAGCTTGTCCGGAGATTTCAAATACCCCTGGGCCTGCAGGAGAGTGCCAAACAGCATTGCCTGCGGCGCTACTTGCGTGATAAGGTTTTGCTGATTCGTTGAGTCAAGCGGCTGAACAAGGCTGTAGTAGATGATTTCAACCGTGTAGTTGCTGTTCGGAATCGGGCCAAGAGCCCAGTGATTGTAGTCGTAATCTGCATAGTATTGTGGTACTCCTTGTGAAAATTCTGTTTGTACTTGGGCCACATAGTCTTGAGATCGGTGCAAAACGGGCTCGCCGTTTATTTTCATGGAGACAGTTTTTCTCCACCGGCTGGGTTTAATAAGCGTGCCGGCCGCAGGAACCAGCGCGGTCGTTACCACGTTTAGCTCCCACAGAGTTTTTATTTGGGCCGCAATCTCTTGCTCGGCCATGGCGATCAGGCGCGGGATTTGCTGCACGAAGGAAGTGTCGTCCCTCTCCGAGTAGCGTATCACGTCCTCCACCAGCGAGTCGTATGTCATTACGTATGCGGGCATGTTTATCTCGTGTAGTATGAAATCGCCGGGGCGTAGTAGATCGGCGACTTGTCTCGCTCTTCATTCTCTGCCTGAGCGAGCCAGATGTTAGACTGCTGCTCAAGGTATTGAATGCGGTTTAATTCGACGCCTGGGATCTGGAGCGCGAGCTGGTGAGACAGCATCTTCTGCACCGCCGCGACCCACCGGTTGGGGATGTAGAGCTCGTTTGAGAGCGACCCCACATCGGGAAGTTGCTTCTCAATAATGAGCTGGAACAGCTGGAAGTCGTTGTCCGGGATTGGCCACAGATACATCTGCGGCGTGATCTGTCGATCAAACCAGTACTGAAGCGAGCGCTGTGACTCAAACTGTTTGTTTGGGAGGTTCCAGTAGTCGTCTCGGTTTAGTCTTGACAGCGGGATGTCCTGCTGCGTGTATGAAAAGGAGAGCTGGCGCAGCGAGAAAGTTGAGGCCACCGTCTCGCGTAGACGGAAGAAGTTATACTCCGGCGTGGGGTCAAACGAAAAGTAGTACCACTCACGGTCGGCTAAGGTAATTGCTGGCAGGGTTTTGCGGACCGTCCAGGTGATGCCGTCCGCACTGGTCTCAAAGACAAAGTTGTAGGTTGACGCGCCGTAGGAGTTAAACCCGACCTGATAAATCCGCTCGCCGCTGGTAAAGCTCGCCCCAAACCAGTTGTTTAAAACCGTCGAGGTGGCAAACGTTGACAGGTTGCTGTCGAACAGGTTCCCAGAGTTTGGGTTGCTGACCGGCAACGCGTCGCTGATTGCTGGAGTCACAATGTAACGCCAGTTGGCCTCGCGTACGTCGACAGTACCCTCGGGCAGCGTGATGATCGTCTGGTCCTTGACGGTACCTATGAGCTTGTTCTCCAGCATCCACAGGTTGACGCCGCGGTTGGACAGGTTTTGCAGGATGTAGAACAGTGCCTGCTTGCCGGCGACAACGTACTGAGCTGTCTGCTCCTCCGAGGTCTTGCCTGCCTCGCGGAAGGCGTACTCGATCAGTTGCCCTACGTTGATCTTGGTCTGGTTGGTGGTGCCTGAGTAGGCCACAGTTTATCTCCCGCGGCCGGATGTCCGCTTCGGTGCGCTTGACTTTGCGCGCTCTGGTAGGTTCTTCTTTGCCGGGCCCGCGGAGACAAACTCCTTGCCTACCTTTTTGGGTATGCCAATGTTTGACTTGCCCGCGGCCGCGGCGTACATGGCCCGTTGCTGGGCCTTGGACTCGAT